TTAATAATGACTCTTATTATTTTTATGATTTTACATTATCTCATCTAAAATTTATAATTGAATTTGATGGTATGTATTATCATTCAAAACCCGAAACATTAGAAAGAGATATTCAGAAACAGAAGTTTATAGAAAATTTGGGTTTTAAAGTTATTAGAGTTTTAGAAAAAGACTATAATTATGCTAATCATGATAAAGATATCATTTCTTTTTGTGTTCAAGAAATATTAAAAAGATATCAAGATTCTTACTAATATAAAGATACATGAACTATAACAAAGGTATGATATAAATGGCAAATGCAAAAAGTTTAAACAGACTCCAATCTTTTTTTCAATTAGGGTTTAAACCTAATGCTCAATTAGATAATGATAAAGTATTTCCTTTAAAGACAAATAGAGTTTCACTTGATAATAAATCAGATGTGCTAAAGTTTACTAAGCAAAAATTTTCGGATGAAACAGAAAAATTGTTTACACATTGGTTATCTAACGATTATATACCTCAAAAATCTTTTACTAACCGCCTTGCTCTTTATGATGACATGGACGTTTTATATTTCAATTGCTTAGGTGCTAATGAAAAAATAATAACTAAAGAAAAAGGGTTAGTTTCCATATCTTCTATAGCAGGGGAAGAATTAACTTTACTCACTTCTAAAGGGTGGGTTTTAAGTAGAATAGAGCATTTTGGAAAAGACTATGTGTATGATGTTCATTTTAATAGAAGAGGATTAAGAAAAGATAGAATAGTAAAAGCAACTCTTAATCATAGATGGAGATTAAATGATGGCTCTTTTATAGAAACAAATAAGCTAGTTAAACCTCATACTGAAGGATATGACTATATTCCTGCAAGTAAAATACCTTATGTTTCTGCTAAAAGAGAAATAGATGTAAATTCAATAGATTATATTTTTGGAGTTAGACATGGTTTAATTTATGGGGATGGGACTACTATAAAAAAATGTGAACGTAATCTAGGGTATTCTATTCGTATTTGTTGTGATAAAGATGACTTATTACCTTTTTTTGAGGGGTATAATGTAACTTATCCTCCTTCTTTTGGTGGGGACCCTGTTGTTTTTATGTGGGATGCTTTTTCCAAAACACATCCATTAAAAGAATTGCCTTCTGATAATGAAACTGACGAATATTTAACTGGTTTTTTTAGAGGTTGGTTAGCGGCGGATGGGTCAGTATTACAAGATGGTCAAGTATCTATTACAAGTGGAAGAGATGAAATAGAATGGTTAAAAACCCATATGCCTAGAGTTGGTATACAATTTGGCAATGTAAAAAATTTAGAAAAAAAATACGGTTTATATATTAGAGGCAAAGAAGTTATCCCTCAAAAGGATATGGCTGTCATTAGAATAAATAGAGTAACCTTAACAAAAGACGATTTTATTATAAAAAGAAAACAAGATAGATTTTTAGAAGTAGAAACTCCTGAGTGGTCGTTTTCCTATATCGACTATGAAAGTAGATCATATGAAGATGTATACTGTGCTATAGTTCCAGAAGTTCATGATTTCGTTTTAGAAGATGGTCTTCTTACTGGTAACTGCTCTTATATAGCGCGGGCGATTGAGCTTGTTGCAGATGAGACAATACAGGCTGATACAAATGACCAACCTATATTCATAGATGCAAAAAGACCTGTTAAAAAATATATTCAAAAATTCTTTGATGATATAAACATCAATGCTCTTCTTCGTCCTACTCTTGTAGATATTATACAATATGGTAATGCAGGATGGATCTTAGGTTTTGATGATAAAGGTATAAATGAAATCATTCCTGTTAATGTACGGTCTTTGAAGGATCGCTTAGAGTTTTCACCATATGAAGTAAAACAAGAGATTCAAAAGCAAAGTGCATTATTCTCAGCTTTTAATAAAATGAGTAGAATGTCTTCTTTAATAGATTCTATCATGGATAAAGAAGAAACTACTTCTTACTTTAAGAAATATCTCTTTGGCTTTCAGGTTGAAGACAAGGTATTACCCCCTTGGAAATTTATTCATTTTAGAAATCTAACAAATAAATCTCCTTTTGCTCCTTTTGGAATACCTCTCTATATACATTCAATGTCTGCTTATAAACAATATGATGCGGCTATGACTCTTCAGAATGCGGCTAGAGTAGCAAGATTTCCTAAACAAGTAGTTTCTATTAATCTCCCTAACCAAATGGATGCAACTACCAAAATAGAAAAAGCAATGGAAGCTATGCAAGAATGGCTCAATATTGGTTTTGGTACATCTAAAAAAGAATTGCCAGGTCTAGGTGATGTAATATTTACCATAAAAGATTTGTTTGAATTTCAAGATGTTAAAGTTGATGTAGATTTAGGAGATATAGGTGATATAGAAATTCTTAGGGATGCTATCATTGTTTCTACTATGTTGCCTAGATACATCATTGATCCTAAAGATTCAGGATTTGGTGATACAGGTGTAGCTCTTATAGAGAAATGGAAACCATTTGCAAGACTTATTTATAGAATGCAATCTATTCTTCTTGAGAATATTACTCAGCTTGTTAAAATACAAATGCTTTACACTGGAGATTTTTCTTTAGAAGATACTAAATTTACACTCTCTATGAAATACCCAGAGTCTCAAGTAAATGCAGATATTGTTTCCTCTCAAAGCTCATTACTCGATCTTGCTAACAATATTATTAGCGCAATACAGGATAAGGTAACAGGAGGAGAACAGTTACCTCCTGAACTTCTTAAATCTATATATACACAATTCTTACCTTACGATACAGCCAAAATAGAAGCATGGATTGACGATGCTATTAAAGCAAAAGATAATGAAGAGACAATACCTACTGCTGATAGTCTTTCTAATGAACAGCAAATTGATGAGCTTCAGAATCCACCTGAAGAAAATACAGAAATAAATGCAGAAAATGGAGAAGAACCTGTTGAATTATCAGATGATACAGAAGATGGTTCCCTTGTGGAATCTCTTCGTGCTAGAAGAATGTGGAAATTGCTTGAAAAGCAAAAAGGTGCAAAAGTTCTTAAAGAACAAGTTGACAATATTATATTTGAAGAAAAGCATGAAGCTATCAGAGAAAGTGTCATGCAAGGACGACATGTATTCTCCTCTAAAGTTAAAGATATATCCTTTCCGGCAGAGAAATTAAGAGAATGGGATAAAGAGAAAGTTAAAAAGTTTTCAGAAAATTCTTTATCTAAAGAAGATCGCCTTATTAATGAAAAAGAAGAAATCAAATATGTATTCACTTATGCAAGTCAGGATGAAAAAATAAAAGAGCGTCTTACAGAAGAAACTACTAAAAAGAAGAGGTCTAAAAAAGAAAAATAGTTGTTTACTTTTTAAAGCTCCTATATTATACTGTCTCTATAGGGGCTTAAAAATGAAAATATCTATTACAGGATCTAGAGGATTTACTAATTACAGCACTTTTTTATTAAAAATGAATGAATACATATCTACTAATAATATAGATATTAATAAAATATTGAGTGGGGGTGCTAAAGGGATAGATTCTTTAGCAAAAGAGTATGCTGTTTCTAATAATATAGAAATACAAGAATTAATTCCGGAATGGAGTAAATATGGAAAATCTGCTGGAATTTTACGTAATAAAGATATTTTAGAAAATGCAGATTTGAATTTAATATTCTGGGATGGTGTCAGTAAAGGCACAAAATTTAATATTGATTATTGCAAAAAAAATAATAAAATGTTTCATGTTTTTATAATAAAAGGTGATGATATTGAGTGATGTATATAAAGAGGGAATAGAAGCTAAAGAAGGTAAGATTGTTTTTGATTATTCATCTTCTAAAGGGGTTAATTTGAGATTAGGTAAAAATAGAAAATTTATGACCTATACAAAAACTCTTTACAAGTATAAAGACATAAAAATTCTATCACTTTATAAAATTAATAAAGAAGATAAATTTATTTTAAGAGCTTTAAAAGGAGAGTCTGATCTAATATTAGATACACAGGATATTTTTAATTTTATAAAAAGAAGTTCTTTATATGCATTTAAAAATTTACCAAAAGACATAGATATAATTCTATTTTCAAAGAACTCTTATCTTCTGCTTGATTTTTTTATACAAGAAATAGCAAGTAAATATCAAAACAAAGCTTTAAAAATTTCACAAAGTATCTATAAAGTAGACACATCTAATTTACATATGAAGACGGATACCCCTTCTAAATATGTAGATTTCATACAGGCACTAATAGAAAGATTAAAAAAGAAACAGTATATAAAACTTAGAGATGATATTCCAATAAAATTCAGAGCTTATTTTTCTGGGTATATTTCTATAGATGATGATGCACAAAAGCAGTTTCAAGGAAAAAATGTGCTAATCGTTGATGATATATTGACAACAGGATCGACTCTTACTGAACTAATTGAGATTATCAAATTAAGAGATCCTAGATCAATTAATGCTTTAACTATATTTAAACTTTAAAAGTTGTTTACTTTTTAAAGAATGTTTTTAATTTATGAACAAAGGGGAAATAGAAATGGATGATAATGTAAAATTAGTTATTAATGGAACTACAACAATAGTTCCTAAAACTGTATTGCAGGAATATGCACAGAATCCTAAATTCAAATTGAAAGAATCAAGTGAAGGAGAATTTATTCTTCTTGAAAAAATGAACGGGTAAGGAGATATTCATGGCGATTTTTGATGAAGAGGATAAGATAGCTCTGAATGAACTGCATTCAATATCAAGGTTGGATACTAAAGTTGTAGTAGAAGTAATTCGTGCTTTAATTCAAAGTGCAATTAAATCTACTTATGCCGGAACAAATGAATTTACTATTCCGGGGATAGCCAAGATTAAATTTGAATATCACGATAAAGTTGAAGGTACAAGAGGAGTAAGAACAGAGGTTATACTAGAGGCTATACCAAAGAAAGCACTAATATCAGAAATAAATTTAATTTCTGAAGGCTCTGAAACTTCTGATCTTCGTCAAATTAAAGAAGAAATTAGAGATTCATTTAGAATGACTGTAGGTGTAGACGGATGAAGTGGATTCTTTTTTATCAAAACCCTCATGATAGAGTTTGTTTTATTACTGATGAGTCTCAGGATAAAACATCACTATCGTATAGGAAATTTTGTGATAGCATTTTTAAATATCCTATAAAAGACCCTGGAAATTTACAGATAGAGCTTGACACTTTTCATACTATTATGTTAGATGTTCAAACAGGACAATGGGAAAGAGTAGTCCCTGATAAAGAAGATTGTAATGTTACTTTTGAACAGCTCGTTAAGTTAAATCCTTCTATAGAAGAAAAAGAAAAACAACAAGTAGAGAAAAAAGATCGTGAAGTTAATTTAACTAAAAGTTACTTTGATAAAAAATGGGAAGAAAAAAGAAAGGGGTTATTTGCAGATTATGGAAAATGAAATAGTTTATGCTAACAGTATTGATTATCTCGAACAGCACAAAGATGAAAGGAGATGCTATATTTGTGGTAGACTTCTTGAAGAAGTAGAAAAATATCTTTGTATCTATTGTGAGGAACTGGTAGAGCAGGGTCGATAGCATCAAGTAGTGGGATATATTTGAAAGTTCCACAAGGAGAATGCAAGTGAGAAAAATATGGTTTATATCTGACTATCACCTCAACCACATAGGGGCTTTAAACTTCAGAACTCAGTATAGCTCTGTTGAAGAGATGAATGAAGGCATAATCAAAACACATAACTTTTGGGTGCATCCTAGAGATACAGTTTATCATATAGGTGATTTTATATGGAAAGGAAAACCTCAATCATTTTTAGAAAGATTGAATGGTACTTTTTACATCATAAAAGGAAATCATGACCGGAAAATAGATTTTACAATAAAACATAAAGTAGCTCATGTAGTTGATGGTTACTATAATATTAAGATAGATAAGCAGGATATTACTCTTTGTCATTTTCCTATGATAAGTTGGAATAGAAGTCATTTTAATTCTTGGCATTTGTATGGACATCATCATACCTCTTTACCTCCTCAGAAAGCAGATGAAGGGAAGAAGTTTAATGTTAATTTTGATGTGGTTCATAGACCTTTAGAATTTGAGGAAATAAATGTACTCATGAATCAAAGAGGGGATAATTGGGATTTCATTAATAAAAGGAAAGAAGAATGAAAATTTATTTATTTAAAATTAAAGATTACTCCACTGTTTGTATAGGTAGGAGACAAGAAGATAAAAATGCAATTTATATTCAATTGCCTAATGGAGATAGGCGTTGGTATACAGATTCTGAAATTGAATGGTCAGAACTAATATTTAATTCAGAGGAAGAAAAAAGAAAAGGTAGTTTTCATAATGCTTAAAATAATTTTAACAATTATATTTGTAATTTACATTACATCTGTATTTGCAGTACGACACATATGCATATCTATTAGAATAGATAAATCTCTTGATAAAATAGATCTGATGTTTATTTTAACTCCTGCATTAAATACTGTTATTGTGACAAGTAAAATAATTTTTATAGTATTTGTTTATCTAAAAGGAAAGACAGAAATATTTATAAAATGGTTTATGACAGGAAGGTGGGTATGAAAGAAATTAATCATGAACAAGGTATAGAAAGTTGTCTATCTAGATTTGATTTTGATCATGTTCGTTCTGCAATGACTACAATGAATTGGACTTGGGCACATGCTGTAAATGATATTCCTTCTAGTTATGAGCTTATACAGGAAGCTAGAAGGCAATTTAATGTTTGTTCTAGTGGTATAGATAAAGATAATACTAAAGCTTTTTGTGCTTCAGGTGGATTTGAAACTACTATAGAAAAATTTGATGACAGCGATGAATATTTTTATTCACTTAAATTTGTTATAGAAGAAGTAGAATTTCCCATTTGATGAAGTATATGTGGTGGGAATATCTTTACTGCTTATTTCTGATACTCACAGGTATTATAGAATTTTATTTATGTATACATGGGTTAAAATAAAATGAAAAAAGATATTATGTCTATCATTCAAGATAGATTTAATTTTTTAGATAATGAGATTGAATTTGACCTTTCAACAGATGTAGATGAATATAAAAGACAAAGACCTTTAATGATAGATGTACTTGCTTCTCTTCATATAGAGGCAATACCTTTTATTGACGTATCTTGTGATGGCTTTATCGAAGTTAATTGGATTAAATACAAAGAGTTTAAACTCATTAAATTATTTCTTGAAGAGAATGGTGACTTTAGAATATACAAACTAAATAGAGACGGATCAGAGTTAAGGGCGATTGTTAAAAAAGGATTTGTGAAAGATTATATTTATTAGGAGAATCTAGTTTGATTAAAGTTATTAGGTATACAGAAAACCCTCTTTCTCTTATAGGAGAGGTAGCTTCTTTTTGTTGGAATAGCACCCCTTCAAAAGAAATAGCAAAGAAATGTTTGAAAGCTGATCATGGTAGAGTAATGGAATATGCAGATGTTACAATATCTATTGAAGGTTATTCTGCTAGGGTAATGAGAGAAGTGTTCAGACATGTAATAGGTGCAACTCCTTTACAAGAGAGCACTCGATATGTTAATTGTAACGCTTTTACTTTTTACATGCCTGAGTCTATCTATAAACATCCTTTGTCTGATGCAGAAAAGATTTATATTGATTGCATGAACACAATTAAAGAGTCTTATCACCTTTTATTGGAGCAAGGCATTCCTAAAGAGGATATAGCAAACATTCTTCCTCTTGGTATGCACACTAAGGTATCTTATAAAATAAATCTTAGAGCAATACTTCATATGTTTGAAGTGAGAACATGTACAAGAGCGTATAAAGAGTTTAGAGACTTCATGGAAGAATTTAGACAGATACTAATGAATCTAGATGATGATTGGAAGTATATCATTGGCAACTATGCCTTAACTAAATGTGAAAAGTATAATATGTGTAATGAGATAAAACCTTGTAATAAATATTTAAAAGGAAAATAAAAAATGAAGTTTACTATTGAAGAAGCTGTTGTACAGCAAACAGCAAAAAATGAACCAGCTAGAATGACATTGATTCTTTCTCAGTATAAAGGAGATAAATCAATTGATCCTTCTGAAGTAAAGTATTTGAATCTTAAAAACAAGATTCTTGAAACGGAAGGGCTTATCACGGATGGAAATATAGTAGTAGGTTATTCTGGTGTAGATCTTGTTCATTTCCTTACTCAGAATAAAGATATTTATGCTCATGAAAATTTTGAATGGAATGATGATATTAAAATGTTTGTAATAGGTAATTATCTTTTCCCTAACCAAATAAAGGAAGATGCTTTTACAATTAAAGCGATTAAAGACCTTGTTAATGCAAGTAGGAAATAATACTATGATTCTACTTTGTGGTAAAAGTGGTACAGGAAAAGATTATTTAGTTAAGACGTTTAATTTAAAGCCTGTAGTTTCTCACACAACTAGGAAACCCAGAGAAAATGAAATTAATGGTATTAGCAAATGGTTTCATGACTCGTATTTCCCAAATAAGAAAAAACAAATAGCTTACACTTATTTTAATTCCCATCATTATTGGGCAACAACTGATGATCTATATTTGAAAGATGTTTATATCATAGATGCTAATGGCATTGCTTTTATGAAAAATAAATATGGTAAAAAATTTGATAAAAATTTCTCTATTGTTTATCTATCCTGTGCATGGTATAAGAGATTATATCGTCTCATTAAAAGAGATGGTCTTAAACAAGGGTTAAAAAGATTCATAAATGATATTACTGCTTTCAAGGATATTAAAAAGTTTAGTTATACAGAAGTCAGGATGTAATCTAATGAAAAAATTTGTATACATAGCATCTCCTTACACCAAAGGAGACCAGTTTGTAAACGTTCAACGACAAATAGATATTGCAAATAGATTACTGGATGAAGGATTTATACCTATCAGCCCTTTGATGAATTCTGTATGGTTCAATATGCAGAGAGAAAGATCATGGGACTTTTGGATGGAGATGGATTATCAGCTAATTGATAAATGTGATTATCTTCTTAGACTGAATGGTGAATCTGTAGGTGCGGATAAAGAAGTAGCGTATGCTATAGCTCATGATAAAGTTGTATACTTTGATATTGAGGGGTTGATTCAAGAAAATAAATAAAAAATAGTTGACATATATCATAGTATATAATAGAGTGTATTTATTGAGGTTAATTTTATGAAACTGTTTTTAAATGAAATGTCATACAAAAGAAAAATTGCAATGGATAGAATTAGTGGTATTTCAACAGTATTACTTAGACATATATTTATTCTTATGCTATTTCCTAAAGCAAGAGAAAAGGAACATTGGCTATCAGAAATAGACACTTTTTTAGTTGATATTTTTATCACTTACAATAACATCAAAGGACAAGAAACACTTTCAAAAAAAGATTACACTCAATTACTGATTAATGAACCTCTAATATCCTCAGATCAATATGGGTACATTAGAAAATGGATAGCCAATACTATCAGAAAAGAAAATAAAATAATTCCTGCATTTTATCATACATCTCTAACTATGGGAGAACTTGATATTATTTTTGAAAGTATCAAAACCCTTTTAATAAAAGTCATAGAGAGGGGCATGAGTGACGAGTCTATTTCTATTGATGAGTTTAAACAGTTGATGGCAAAATATGTTTGGAGTATGAAGATTTATAATAAAAAATAATTATTATACAATTCACTCTATGACCTCAATAGCAGATTAGGTATAGTCTGCTATTTATTATTAAGGAGAACTGCTCATGATTGACAATAAAAATTTCTATCCAACTCCTGATAAACTTATATCTAAAATGTGGTCTAAGATTAAGAATAAATCTAGAGGAACAAGAATACTTGAACCTTCAGCAGGTAAAGGAAATATAGTTAAGTACATAATTGATAAAGAGTATACCACTTGGTATAAAGATTTTTATTCAATCTCATGTATTGAAATTGATACAGAACTTCAAAAAACACTTAGAGGTTCTAACTATAGGGTCATTGATTCAAATTTTTTATCATATTCTGGTGCAGATAGATTTGACATTATTATAGCTAACCCTCCTTTTGATGAGGGGGATGCTCATTTAATGAAAGCTATTGATATTATGTACTCAGGAGAAATAGTTTTTCTTCTTAATGCAGAGACAATTAAAAATCCTTATAGTAATCAGAGAAAACTTCTTGTACAAAGACTAGAAGAACTCAATGCAGAGATTGAATATATTCAAAATGCCTTTATAGATGCAGAAAGAAAAACAGGAGTCGAAGTAGCTCTTGTCTATATTGAAATAAAAAGAAATATAGAAGACGATCTTTTTAAAGATTGTAATGACAAAGCAACTGATGTAAATGTTCATATAGAACAAGATAGTGATATAGTATCGGGAAGTAATATTGAATCAAGAGTAGAGCTATACAATGATACTTTAAGAATAGGTCTTACTACGATATGGGAATATTATAAAAATTATAATAAAATAAATAAATATATTACTCTTAATGCTATAAATGAAAATAAAGAATCTTATAGAGATAAAGATTCTCTGAACACAATTGTCAATGAAGCACGAAATAATTTTGTACAAACTCTCAGAAAAGATTATTGGAAATCATTACTTACTCTTGAAGAAGTCTACAGTAGAATGACTCAAAAGAAAATAGAGGACTTTAATTTTAAGATTGAAGAATACTCTTATATGGATTTTACCGCTTCTAACATAAGGGCATTTCTCTTAAATATAATAGGTAATTATGAGAATACTATGATAGAGGCAGTAGCAGAGATATTTGAATTGTTTACTGAAAAACATTCCTACAATGAAGAGTGTCAAAAGAACATACACTATTTTACTGGTTGGTGTACGAATAAGGCGTTTTATGTTAATAAGAAAGTTGTTCTTCCTATGTGGGGTAGTTTTGGTCATCCTTTTATGGGTTGGTCAGGTTGGCAACTATGTTGTAGTGTAGAAAGAAAGCTAGACGATATAGATAAAGTCATGAATTATTTTGATGCAAGTAATGAGTATGTATCTATAGGAACAGCGATAAAAGAAGCATTTGAAAAAGATCAGACAAGAGGAATCCTTTCTACTTACTTTGAGATCTCTGTATTTAAAAAAAGAACTATTCATTTAATCTTCAGAGATGACAACATAAGAAGAAGATTTAATGTAATCGCTTGTAAATATAAGAAGTGGCTTTCTCAAGATTACGGAAAAAAGAAATACTCTACAATGTCGAAAGAGGAGCAAGAAGTTGTAAACGAGTTTGAAGGGAAATCATCGTATGAGAAAAATTTAGATCAGATAGGATTCGCTACTAAAAATAGTAGTTTGCAACTTATGTAAAAAGTTGTTTACTTTTTAAATTCAATATTTAATTTACTCTTCATAAGGATACAATAGTCTGCATGGCAAATAATTTTCTAAAAGCTAAATCATACTGTGATAAATGTCCTCTTGAATTAGAGATTAAAAAAGGTAATTTAAAAAGATCCTCAGAAAGAAATGAATATCAATGTATATCTGATATGGAAAACCCTATCAATGTAGATATTTTGTTTCTTACTGATTGTGTAGAGCATAGCGACGATTTATTTAAACTCGAAAGATTTATAAAGCAATTAAATATAAGTAATTATGTAATTACCTCTGCGGTAGGGTGCAGGCCAGAAAATTATATATTTCCTTCCCCCTTATATTCTACTTATGTATATTGTAAAAGCTTTAATATTGAAAGATATAATCCTAAAGTTGTAATAGCTTTAGGTAAATCACTATTCTATTTTACTAAAAGTTCTGTGTTCTCTTCTTGGAGAGATTTTCGTGAGTATCTTTTTAATGATACTTTTTTCTACCCTCATATAAAAAGTAAATGGAAAGGTAGGATATATCCATCAGGATTTCTTACAGAGATATTTGATTTTTCTTCTTTTGAACACCACCACTTTAAGTTTCAAATTGAGCAGGCTATCTCTCATCTAAATAATTACGAAAATGAAAAATTTGTAATGCCTGAATATAATGTAGAGATAGTAAAAGACTTTGATAATTTTGTATCTAATTTTAACCCTGATATTATAGCTATAGATAGTGAGACAAATAATCTTAATGTATTCGTAGATGACTTTAAAATAGGATGCATTCAAGTATCCTCTGATGGTAGAACAGGGTATGTTTTACCTATAGACATTATAAATAAAAGAAAATTTTCAAATTGGCTAAAGAATAAATATCAAATATGGGCCAATGGTAAATATGACTGTAAGGCGTTTAATAGAGAGCGTATATCAGGACATCATGTGGATGATGATATTCCTTTAGCTTATCATATAATGAACATAGAAAGGGATTCTAATAGTATAAAAGTTCTTGCATGGCTCATAGGATTTGGGGGTTATGAGGATGAACTAGATGAGTTTGTATATAAATATAAGATAAAAAATTACTTAGATATTCCTAAAGATATATTATATCCTTACTCAGGAATGGATGCTATTGTTACCTATAAACTGTATGAGTATCTTCATAAAAATTTAATTCATAGACAAAAAGATACGTATGATATTTATAAAAATATAATAATACCTGTTATTCCTGTATTTCAATCAATTGAGGAAGAAGGTATTCTTGTAGATAAGGAATATGTAAATAAATATCATAATGAACTTGTTGATAGACTTAAAGTAATTGAAAAAGATATATACAGAATTCTAGGTAAAGAAATAAATATAGCTTCTACAGATGAGCTAGGAAAAGCATTAGAAGAAGCAGGTCTTCCTGATTACGGAAGAACCAAAAAAGGTTTATATAGAACAGGTGAGGAAATATTAGTACAATGGGAAAAAGATGGTTATGAAATAATAGATAAATTATTAGAGTATAGAAAATATGCGACATTAGATAAAACTTTTGTAGGTGAGATAAAAGAAGAAGACGAAAGTGAAGAAAGTTTTAGTTTTTTTGATAAAAAAGAGGACAAGGATAAAAAAGAAAAAGGCATATCACAATATATAATGTCAGATGGCAGAGTGCATGGTAATATATTACCTGCTATTACGGATTCTCTCAGATCAGCATCAAATAAGCCTAATCTTCAAAATTACCCTAAACAAGGAGATGAGGGTAAATCTTTTAGAAAAGTATTCATTGCTCCTGAAGATTACCTGATAGGAGAGGCTGACTATGCAGGATTTCAATTAAGATTGATGGGAGAGTATTCAAAAGACCCTACTATGATGGATGCATTTCTGAATAAAGGAGGTGATCTTCACAGTGTAACAGGTCAAGAATTCTTTTGTAGAAATGTTGATATAGATACATTTATGCAGAACAAGAAAAAAAATCCATATAAGGATGCCAGACAAAAAGGTAAAAAATGTAATCTAGCTTTTGTTTTTAATTTTACCCCACATTCTTTTCAAACGGTTATTAGAGATGAATGGTCGGATGAAGAAATAGATAATTTTATAAAAGACAATAATTTAAAAATTATAGTTGATAAAAAAACTAACATAGAAAATAAACCATTTACAGTAGCTACTCATCTGTATGAGGGGTTTTTTATTAAGTACCCTCGACTTAAAGAATATATGAGAGAAAGACAAGAATTAGCTTGCAAGCAGGGGTATGTAGACTGTTCTGTATTTAAAGGAGCAAGAAGACATCTACCTGAACTATTACACATAGCTAGTAAAATGTCAGGAGAAAAGGCATCTTATTATTCCAATATAAAAAATATTGCTGTAAATGCTGAGGCTCAGGCAGGGGAAGCTTTAAATGTATACATTGCATTAACTAAAATTCAAAATGTAATTAAACGGGATAATTTAAAAAGTAGACTAATTGGGTGTGTACATGATTCTATAGTTACATATATACACAAATCAGAAATTGAGATCATGTATCATTTATTAAAAAGCAGTATGGAGAGATTTGATTATAATATACCTATTCTAGCAGATATACAAATAGGGTCGATTTGGGGATTTGGAGAGGATGTAGATGATAATAATTTGCAGGAATTTATTAAAAGATTTAATTAGGAGCATTTATGGAAGAAAAGATATCAGTAAAAGATAACTATAAAGTCAGTAAAATTACATATGAGTCGTGTAAAGAGTGGTTGTTGTATAAACATTATGCACATAAGATTCCTAGCATACAGTATTCATTTGGTATCTTTAATAATAAAAAAATATTACAAGGAATATGTTGTTTTGGATCTCCTGCTAACAACCACAATAATGTTTTAGGGGAGTATAGACAGATAGAATTAGTGAGGTTGGTTATAAATGAAGGATTAGAAAAAAATATACTCAGTTATTTTGTGTCACAATGTTTTAATTTATTAGAACGTCCTGTATCAATTATAAGTTATGCTGATCAAGGTAAAAACCACCACGGATATATATATCAAGCCACTAATTGGGTATATACTGGGTTGGGGGGAGGGGTAGATTATTATATGGATAATGCAGGTAATGAGATACATTCTAGAATTATGAGTGATTATAGATTAAAGTTTCCTGATATGAGTAGAGATGAGATATCATCGATGCTAGGGTGGGAAAAACAGCAAGGAACGTATAAACACAGATATTTTTATTTTTTAGGAAGTAAAGGTGAAAAAAAATTATGGATGAAAGAATTAAAAAGTAAATATGAGATACTTCCTTATCCTAAAGGTGATAATGTACGATATGATGCCAGTTATGCTCCTAAAATGAGAAAAAAATTATTTTAAAAAGTTGTTTACTTTTTTCAACAACTATTTACTTATCCTTTATAAGGACAAAACACATTGAAAGACAAAAAGAGTAAAATAAAAAGCACCTCAAAAAAAATTAAAAAAGTTGTTGACAAAAATTCTGAAATTGTAGAGAGTCAATCAACTAATAAAGAGAGTGATCTTAAGTCTTGCAGGGACTTTATTTGTATATGTGGAATCCCTGTTAGATTGAATGGTACAGTCGCTCTTGATAAGACAATAACAACTTGTTCGAGGTGTATGGACAAATGAAAGAAAAAGTGACCATAACAGAAGCACAGCTAAAAGCTCCTTATAAAAGTGCATTTAACGAGAGTATTCTAAATAAAGATAGAGATATTATTATTGATGCGTATGCTTTTAAGAAAGCAACAAAAGAAATTGAAATAACTGAAAAGACAGTTAAGCGTATTGCTCCTAAAGCGGAATTTGTTTTTAAAGGAGTGGATACTGAATACGTGTATTTTCATGTAGTTGCCAAACATAATCAAATAGATGCTAGTGAAATAGATCAATTAAAGCATAAAACAAGATTTGTTCCTATAGAAGAGGAAACAGCCTCAATTTATATAGGTTCATTTAAAGTCTCCTATATCTAAGGAATTATATTATGGACTATGCTATTGATACTTTAGAGATTGAGATTTCAAAATGTAAAGAAACAATAAGAGTAGTAGAAAGATATTCAGCGTATCCTGAATACGAACAAGGATATCTATATAATGAGTATGTATCTAAACTTAGAGAACTTGAAAAAGCAATTAAACTTTTAAAGGATTTTCATGAAAAATAGATTTGTAAAAGTAAATGAACCTAAAGAATATTCATATGAAGAATTTTGTCCTCATGATAGGCATTTTTCAAATGGTGATAGGGCTATAGTAGGTTCGTTAGCTTGTACTGAATGTACTTATTTTGATTATCTAGATAAAGAACGTAAGATAGTTAGTTGCTCTTCCTCAGCGGAAGAGATATCTTTGATATATAAAGCACTTGTTAAAAAACAACAAGATAGAACGAATGAATTATCCTGAATAAGGATTTCAGAAATAAATTTTAAGGAGCCTTACATGGCGAAACCTGCATCCGTTACTCTCTCAAAGAAAGATCAGAAATCTGTTCTTTCACGTTTCAAGTCAGGTGTTACAGGAGCACGTAGGATTGCTGAAGATCTCGGTTTTCCTCGCTATCAGGTAATGTTTGTTCTGGAAGAAAATGGACTTGCTTCATATTCAGAAGGATCTTACAACTGATTTTAACGTAGAGTGACTAAGAAAGTAGCTGATAGAAATGTCAGCTACTTCTTTTATTTTTAGGAGACATTTAATGGAAGAAACATATAGTCAATTTGAAGGAAAAGGCCGTCCTACTACCTGTAGATATTGTGATCATCAATTTCATATAACAAATAGAGTAGCATGGGAAGAGAATAAACACCCCTGTCCTTCATGTGGGGAAATATGGTCAGATAAACCCGAAACAGAACGTATGCTCATGATACTTCAAGATGAGTATTTTAAAAAGCGTTCTGATAAAGTAATGAAACAAATGATAATCCTTTTGACTTCCTATTGTGGATCTATAATTAAAAAAGGATTTTCTAATAAAATACAAGAGCCAGGAAAATTAGATTATTACACTCACATGGCAGTCTCCTCTCTTATAGAAGGGTATCTTGATCCTAATAAACCTGATTTTAGAGTGGAAGGATCATTCAAAGGAATGTTATTCCCTAGAATACAGGCGGCTATTTGGGGAAAACAAGAACACGCATGTGCGGATGAAACACTTGATTTTGAATTTGATGACGGTCATGTAGTATCTTATAGTGACGATAAAAAGTCTATATCTGATTCCATTCAAGAAATGCATTCTAGAGAACAACTTGTAAATAAGATGTGTGAACTTATTTTTGGAGTCAGTGAATATTGCACACAAGAAGAAGACTATATAAGATTACTTAATTTTAGAAATTATATCATAGGCGGAGAAAAGTTTACTGATAAGTTTTTTTCTTTACAAGCAGATAAAACAGGTAAATTGAAATTTCTTCAAACATTAGAAATAACAAGGGATGAATTATTGAGATTGGAAAAGGAGCATAATTAATATGAGTAATAAGATTAAAGTGTATATAGATGGAAAGAGAAAATTCTCATGGAAGGGATTAATCTGGAAATATGATAAAAAACGTCAAGCAGTTACATTTAGAAAGATTATTAGAGCAGATCAACATGTAACTATAGAGTGGGAAAACTAATATGTCATTTAATTTTGAAGAAGTAAAGAACAAAATAGTTTTAGCCGATTGTATGGATATTATGAAAGATATCCCTGATAAATATTTTGATTTGGCCATAGTAGATCCTCCTTATGGGATATCTTCATTTAAACAAAAAAGACACGGATCTAATCGTATAGACAAATCTGAAAAGATAGGACTGTGGGATAATGCCCCTGATAGTAGTTACTTTTCTCAATTGTTTAGAATATCAAACAAATTTATAATATGGGGTGCAAATAATTTTACACTTCCCCCCTCTGAGTATTTTATAATATGGGATAAAAAACAAACTGTTTCTAATTTTGCACAAGCTGAGTATGCGTGGACTAATTGTGCATATCCTGCAAAAGTATTCTCATTTAGCTGGGCAGGATTTATCCAAGAGAATATGAAACAAAAGGAAGTACGCATTCATCCTACACAAAAACCTGTGGCACTTTATAAATGGTTACTTAATAATTATGCAAAGCAAGGTGATAAAATTATAGATACTCATTCAGGATCAGGGTCTTGTGCAATAGCTTGTATGCTAGAAGGATTTGATTTTTTAGCTATAGAAAAAGATGAGGATTATTTTAAAGACAGCTCTGAAAGATATAGATTGGCAAAAGAAAAAAATAGAATGAGAATATTCTAAGTAACTTTTTTCACTTTTTCATATAATAACTAACTATATGAAAACGGTGAAAAATTATGATACAACAAGGAAACTTAATTCAACAAAAGTTGGATGATTATTTTAAATCTCAAGAAGAGTCTGATGAAAAAATATTTTATCAGCTCATGCTTTATATCTTCGGAATGGAATCAAAGCAACACGATCTTTACTTAATTGCTAAGATTCTTCCTATGGATCAACTTATTTCTTTTATTAATTATTTTGGAGGGGATACTATAAAGATTCCTTCTAAAGATACTGTACAAAGAAACTATTTGGTGTCAGTGTGTTATTATTTAAAATGTATTAAGGGATTAAATTGGACAGAAATAAAGGAACTTTTAAATCTTCCTGAAAAAGACAAAGATATGATATCAAGCATTTCTTTGGGGTATAAAATAAATTACATCAATGATTCCATGACCAAAGATTTAAGAGCTATTTTGAAACAAGTTAAAACAAGGGATTATAAGGAGTTATTAGAGAGTTTAAAGAGAAAAGTTGATACAGAGGAATCTATCAATGCCTAAAGATATAGAAGTTAAAGTAAAGAATATTGTTGAAGGTAATAACCTGTCAGAGTCTCAATTGGATAGAGTACGTGATCCCAGACTTTTGTTAATGGATTACTTATCTACTCATATTGATAAAATAAACGGTACTAATCTTCTTAAGAAAAAAATAGAAGAACAATTACAAACAGAACTTGAATCAGGAAATATGTCAACAGGTGCTATGTTGAAAGTATATGAGATTCTCACTAATCAGGAAGTTGCTCAAAGTAATGGGGTTATTAACCTTCTTGCTAAAGCTCTCGAAGTTAAAAAAGATGATGGAAAGAAAGGCGATTCTTCTGATTCAGGAAAAGCATCTACAACTGAAACTTTTACACAAGAGGAAATTGCTCAAGCTAAAAATGATCTGTCAAGAGTAAATGGTTTTTTGAAAGCAATAGAGAAAGGCGAATTTAATCCTAAAGAATTCCTTAAAAAGAAAGAATAGTTGTTTACTTTTCTTATGAAGATATTTAATTTTCTATCAGGAGTAAGAAAACGAATGATACAATCTGATCATAAATATAATAAAATAGCATTGGATGCCACAAATTTATTTTGGCGTAGCGTGTGTTCTTGTGCCAAGAAAACAGATAATGTTGATGGAGTATTTATTTATACTCATGTCATTATAGATTTTCTTGAACGAGTTAAACAGCTTAAAGATCAATATGGTTATAAAGATACTATTGTTTATTTTCTTTTTGATAACCCCAAATCAAAAATTACAACTAGACAAATGATTGATGAGCATTATAAAAGTCACAGGAATAATGCAGATATTCCTAAAGAGTTTTGGGATACTCTTGCTCTTTTAGAAATGGTTATCAAATGTTATTCAAGTAATTTTGTAGTAATGAGAATTGATCATTGTGAAGCTGATGATCTTGTTTATCCTTTGATAAAACAAAAAATAAAAGCAGAAGATAAACTATTACTTGTAAGTGTAGATATGGATTGGTCAAGAGGAATAGCCTTAGCTGATAATGTACATTGGTTCAATTATCATACTCTGTTTTGGCATAAAGAGGTCTTCAAAGAGGAGTATGGTTTCTATCCTGAAAAGAATAAAGTCAAATTCTTTAAGACTATTAGAGGGGATAGTTCTGATGATATAAAACCTGCTATCCCTAATATGCCTTCTAATCTTGTTACTCATATTGTAAATAATTATGACGATATACAGGAATTTATTTCTACCTATAATAGGGATACAAATATTCCTACTCAATGGAAAACTAAAATAATTGAAAACAGATCACAAATTCTAAGTAATTATTCTCTTGTAGATTTTATTCATATCGAACAGGATATAGAAAGTTATACTTTTTATTGCAAAGAGAATATTGGTGAGCTACTTTACTGGTATGATTTATTAGCATTGCCATTTGAAACAAGAATGATTAATTTTATCAAGCAATCAAAAGATAAACGAATACAAAAGAAATATGAGAGTTATATAAAGAAATCCTTTTTACAAAAAGCAGAGTTTAAGAGAATCAAAAGATTTAATGTCTAAGGATTAACTAACATATGGTCAGTCAAGAATTTTTCACTTCATTTCTTCCTGTTCAAAAAGAAGATGAGCAGAAATATATAGCATATCTATTTCACAACACTGAAGCTATTCATCTTCTATCTAAAGATGCTTTATTTGATGATATCAGTCGAAAACTATATATCTGTATTGAAACTATCATCAAAGATGGTCTTAAAGTCGAAAAAGATATTGTATGTGAGTATGCTAAGAAAGAAGGTATAGAAAGAACTACTATTGAATCTATCCTTTCTACATGGACAGAATTTTCTAATATACAAGAACACACTATAAAGAAAATAAAAGATTACTATACTCAGCGTCATATCATTGTTGATGTTGATGAAGTTATCTCTAAAGCAATCGCTTCTAATGGTATAGATTTTGAAGCTATAAAAAAGATAGCAGACAATATCACTCAGAAAAGTTATGAGCTTAATGATGATTCAAGGCTTCTAACTACAAAGGATCTTGGATATAAATACCGTCAAGTTTTAATTAGAAGACAAAATCCTGAATATAGAAGAACTTTAGGATTTAATTGTTTAGATAGGGTAATTCAAAAGCCTGCGGCTTCTGAAGAGTTTACAGTTATACTCGGCTTGAAGTCTAGCGGGAAAAGCTTGTTTGCTAAGACACTAGAAAATTCCCTTATAAATATGGGAACTTGTGTAAGCAGTTTCAATATGGAAATGTCTGTTGAATCAAATATGGATAGACTGATCTCAATGAGAGAGGGAATTCCTTTTGATATTGTTACACATAAACTAGATCCTTCCCCTTCTGATCTTGAACGAATAGAAAAAGGAATACAGAGAATAGAAACAATTCCTAACTATGTGTATTATGAAGAACCTTCACTGTCTCTTTCTGATTATGATGATCTCCTTTATATGTCTAAAAAGAAATTTAAAGATGCAGGTGTTTTACCTCAAGACGGTTATGGTGTTTCTATTGTAGACTTAGGATCGATGATAGATGAATTCTCAGGTAGTGATCCTTATCAATTGGAAAAAGCTGTAAATAAATTATCTATAATATATCGCAGACATAAGCAACATGTTATTTTTATCTTACAGGCAAATGAAAGTCAAATCAGAGGAGGCAAGAGATTTACTACTCCTGAACAATGTGATTCCTTTACACTACAGTATGAAGATATCTTTGGTGGGTCATCATATGCCGCTAGAGCTAGATTGATTCTTGCAGTGAATCGTCCCCTCTTACTAAAGAAAAGATTCATGCCCTCAAGAGAAGAGGAATGGAATCTTGAAGAAGATATTATGTGGGTAAATGTTGTAAAAGAAAATGACAATACAGGAAAGTTAGGAAGAGTACCTTTTGTATTTCCTGATAGTGCATTTAGAGTGTATCCTAAAGATACTCAAAATACAAGAGTTAGACAAAGAGTGACTAATTAAATAACTTATAAAGGAAGTGACCAGATGGAAACAGCTACAAAAGAACTCAAAGATCTTACATTCAATGATAAGCTTATGCGAGTAAGTGACAATCAGATTTATGCTATCTCTGATATCTTTAATGATTCAGAAGAGGAAGAAGATTCTCCTAAATTTAAAACGGACAAATACTTTTACTTTAAAGAATTAGGGTCATCTGTAAAAGATAGGGTTATGAAGAAGATGTTTAAAATGAAATTTGATCAATTCGTTATTTATAATTAAGAGGTTTTGTAATATGTTGTTAGTTGATTATAAATGTTCTGATTGTGGTCATATATGGGAAGTAGATAAAGGATCAGGGTTGAATGATGATCCTAAACTCAAATGCCCTGAATGTGGCTCCAAAGATACTTTTAAAAAATTTGGTATTGGTGCAGTAGACACAGCCGAAGGAATTTTCGGTAACGGTCGGACAGGAATGTCTAAAAATGTAACCTATCATCCGTCTTCTCTTACCAGTAAAGTAAAGGGAACTAAGATTCGGAGCATCAAATGAAAGTCAAGCTTATTAAAACATTTCAAGACTTATTTGAAGGAACTATTCTTCAAGAAGTTGTAGAGAAAAATGGATGGTATAGAGGTTTTTGGATTTCAGGATGTAAGATTATAGAAGTTGATGTTCCTAAAGAATACTGTATTGAAGTTTGACTAAAGAAGGTATAAAGGAAATCATTGATGGTCAAATTGTTAAAAAATTACTCAATACATTCTTCAGGCTTTTTTATTCCTGAAGGCAGTATTATAAGTGATGTAGTGGAAGTCAGAGATAGATGTAAAATAAAATATAAAGGAAAGTACAATTCTTTTTATGGCACTAAGATAGTAAAAGTGCCTAAAGAGATTTGTGTAGAGATATAATATGGCTAAGAACAGCAAAAGAATAGGGAATAATTTTGAAAGAGAGATAGCTAAAAAACTATCTCTCTGGATTACTAAAGGTGAACGAGATGATGTCTTGTGGCGTAACTTAGACTCTGGTTCACGTTCAACTACAAGAAAGAAGCAAGGATTAACCTCTATTCAAGATGGTGACTTTGTAGCTACTGATTTAACATATGATTGGTTTACAAAGGCATTATATATAGATAGTAAATGTTATAAAGAATTTAATCCTTTCATCATTAATGAATCTAATATTAAGTCCAACGCTATATTTCAGCAGTGGATTAAAGTATGCAATGATTGTCCTGACACTAAAGTACCTTTAATGGTTTGCCACATAAGAGATCGGCGTACACCTCAGTTTGTTGTGGTGAGTAGCAACTTTAACTATAATGTACAAAAGTCTATCATGATATATTATTTTAATGATAAAAGTATTGGAAATAATTATGGTTGTATGATATTTTTGTTAGATGATTTTCTAGCAACAGAAGATGCAAGAGATATTGTTACTTTAAATTTGAAAAGTAATTTTTAAGGATGTATGAAATGACAAATCAAGAAAAAGTAGAAGCAGTTTGTAGATTGTTAGGAAACTCAATGGTTGATAATGCTAAATCAAGAGAGTTGTATCTTAAGATAAATTCTATGTATTATGATGATTTTAATGATGATGTTCTTTTTGAGTGTATTGATGAATTGACTCAAGAAATAAATAGTCTTCAGGAGCAGATTGCTGATACAGAAGAAATGGAAAATGCTGTAATAAAACTTGAAGGGACTATAGGTGATCTTGAGGTTGATGTAGATACTAAGGAAATTGAAATTTATGAATTGGAAGAAAGAATATCTGCCCTTGAATTTGAAAATGCTGAACTAGCAGAAAATATGGATGATCTAAACAATGATCTTGAGGAAAGTAGTGAAAGAATAAAAGAACTAGAAGAGACTATTCAAAGTTTAGAGCATGATATTTCTGAATTACAAGAATCAGTAGGAATATAAAAATAGTTGTTTACTTTATAGAGACAACTATTTAATTTTCGTTTAGGAGAAATAAATAGGTTAATATATTAAATAGTTGTGTTAGACAACTAACAAATGTCTCAGATAGATTTGACGATTGAAAAGGAAATAAGTACCACTATTCTTGTTTCCCTTCTGAGATATTTTTTAAAAGTTATGACTAATAAATAATCAAAAGATCGTCAAGTCTTTTGAAATTTATTTAAAAATAGTGGTGCAAAATGGATAAAACATTTGAAGATAGGAGATTTTACGTGTACGTTTATTTAGATCCAAGAAAACCCGGAAATTATGAATATGGTCATTATAAATTTGACTATGAGCCTTTTTATGTAGGGAAGGGTACTGGGAAACGAATTAATGTGCATATAGCTCAAGCTAAAAATAAAAAATATAAAGGACGTAAAGCAAATAAAATAAGAAAGATATTAAAATTGGGAATGTACCCTATTATATATAAATTTGTGAATAATATAGGGAATAAACCTGCACTAGATTTAGAAAATAACATGATTTTATCTATAGGAGATGTTTATTCCAAAACAGGGCCACTTTTAAATATAGATAAAACAATAGGTCATGGTCTTTCTAGACAAGGACACACACCTTGGAATAAAGGATTGACTAAAGATAACGATCCAAGAATGAAAGAAGCATCTGAACGAATGAAGGGAAAAACTAAATCTAATACTTGGATAACAGGACTAACAGCAGACACAGATGAGAGAGTTAAGAGATTAGCAGACAATCAAAGAGGTAAACCCCAACCACACGCACTTAAATATCAAAATGAAGATACTAT